AGTGGGTCGGCCTGATCGGCACATCAGCGGCGCTCTGCCACCGCCCGCCGTCGAGATGCGGCTCCCACCAAATGACCATCAGCCGCCCGTGCTGATGCACCACCACGCGCTCGCAGTCTGGGCCGCCCACCAGCTCGCCGAGATCGCGCCACCCCACCACCGGGCCGCACCAGCAGCGCAGGCCGGCGCAGAGGCCTTCGTGCCAGCCGGGCGGGCCATCTATCAGGCCGCGGGGTCGGGTGGCCTCGGCGGGAGGTGGGGCGAGGGCGGAAAGGAGGTCGGTCATTCGGCATCGAACAGCGTGGCGCTGTTCCGCTCCGCGTCGCGCAGGTTGCGCACGGCCTGACGCCAGTATCCGTCCTTTAGCTCGACGCCGACGAACTTCCGCCGGAGCCGGATGGAGCAATCGCCCTCGCTGCCGATGCCCATGAACGGGGAAAGCACGACGTCGCCCGGATTGCTCCACATGATCAGCGCGCGCTCGATCACATCGAGTTGCAGCGGGCAAAGGTGCTTTTCGTCGGATTGCTCGCGCGCCGCCTTGACGTTCAACACGCGCGTCTGGTTGACGGTCATCCATACTGGCGAGGCCCATTCCTGCCATTGCGCCAGAGGCATCTCGCTAATGTCGGCGCCAACCTTGCGTGTTCGGCCGAGCCGGCGCGCCGTTTCCTCGCCCATGTCGTGTTCGATGGGCGCGGGGTTGTCACCAGGCTTGCGAAACACAAGCAGATAGTCCGGCATTCCAACGCGAGACCGCGCGCTGTCCTTGATTAGCTGGCCGTAGTTGAGCCCCAGCGCCTTGGTGCGCGTCTGCTCAATCACCGGGTCTTTCCAGATGGTGACGCGCGAATGCAGCACCCACCCGGCGGCTTCGTGCTCGCGAATGATATCGCCGCTAAAGTCCTTGATGCCGACTTCGCCGTCGCGCCACTTGGTCAATGGCAGGTCAGAGCAGTGAACAGCGGTCAGCCGGCCCGGCATCGTGACGCGAAACTTCTCCGCCACGAGGAACCGATAGTGAGCGGCGAACTCTTCATCGGACGCGCAGTTGCCCATGTCGTTGCCGCTGTCTGAATATACGAATAGCTGTCCGAACGGCGGCGAGTAGACAGAGAAGCCGACGCTGGCGTCGGGCAACTGCGCGACCACGTCGACGCAATCGCCATGGATAGCCTGCCAGGCGGCGCCTTCTGCGCTGTTCAGAGCGCGGATTTCAACCACGACGGCGTCTCCGTGATGTGGGTTGGGATGTATGCGACTTTGGTTTCGCTTGTGCGTCCGGTCGCGCGCTTCATCGCGGCAGCCATGGCGCGCTTCATCGCCGCGTGGTCGGCGCCCTTGCGGTCGATGACGCGGCCGATCTGCGCCTCGCCCTCGGCCACGATGATGTGGCAATCGACCCGGCGCGCCTGGCCGAACCGCCAGCACCGGCGCACTGCCTGATACCACGCCTCGTAGCTAAAACTGCGGCCGGCGAAGATCATCGTGGCGCAGTGCTGCCAATTCATCCCGAAGCCGCAAACCGATGGCTTACTAACCAGCACGCGCACGCGCCCATCGGCGAAGGCGGCAAGGGTTTCCTCTTTGCGGTCTGCAGTGTGTGAGCCGCGCACCTCAACCGCGCCTGGCACCGCAGCCATGATGGCGTCTGCCTCATAGTCCGTGTCGCACCAGATCACGCAGGGATCGTGCGTCGGCACCAACTCGGCGCACATCGCGGCCCGCGCCGTCGCTGTCTGTCGCTTGACGTCGTGCATCGTCGTCGCGCTGACCTCGCCGGCGAACAGCTCGCCCGCGGCGGCCCGGATGTCGCCTGCGGCCTTGTGTCGATGCACAACAAGCGGCGGCAACTCATAGGCCGAGGCGTCATGTCCTAGGTCAGCCGGCGTCTCGGCCATCCGGCACCACGACGCCATCCAATCCCAGAAATCGCGCTCCGCATGCCGCTTGAGGCGCCACGACTGGCTGGCCGTTGAAGTGTCGTTGATGAAGAACCGCGACAGCATCTCGTTGCTCTGCATCACACCCAGGAACTCGGCGTGACAGCCAAGCTCCATGTGATCGTTTGGAGCCGGCGTTGCGCTGGCGGCGAGACGGAACCTGTGGTGAGCGAATGCGGCGATCAGACCTTGCGTCGTCTTGCCTGTCCAGTTCTTGATGATGCTGCTTTCGTCCAGAGCGACGGCGCCGAACGCGTCCGGGTCAAGCCGGTCAAGTCGGTCGTAGTTGCAGACGTTGATGCCAGGCCGCGCTTCGTCCTGGCTGCGGATCACTCGGCAGTCATAGCCGAACGTCACGCCCTCGCGAACGATCTGCGCGGCGACTGCAAGCGGCGCCAGGATCAGCGCAAAGCCGTTCGTCGCAGCTGCGGCGTGCTTGCTCCATTCCAACTCGCAGAGCGTCTTGCCGAGTCCAGTGTCGAGAAACAGGCCGCCGCGACCGATCCGCAGCAGGAACTCGACGCAGTCGCGCTGGTGAGGGAATAGCGCCGGGTGCAACGCCGGCACATCGCGCAGCCCGGTTGCGGCCGGGCGCGGGTGCTTGGCGGAGAGGAACTGGCGATAGTCCGATCTCACAGCACCACCCACCGCACCAGGTGCGCCGCCACCCACAGCGCGAACAGCGCGCCTGCCAGCACCGGGGCGAGCCAGGGCGCCAGGAGGGTAGCGCGGACGTGGCGGGGGCTCATGCCGCCACCTCGATAAGCGCCAGCACCAGCGCGTCGGCCTCTGGCCAATCGTCGGGCACTGCGGCCGCCTGCTCCGGGGTGCCGTGCAGCAGCGCCGACATGCTCGCCTCACTCTCGGCCAGCGCCCGCGCCGCGCGTTCCACGTCCAGCAGGCGGGATAGCCTCGCCGCCGGCACGATCAGCAGCTCGGCGGCGGAGATGCGCTCCACCGCCAGCCGGCCGATCCCGCCGGCGAAGCTCGCGCCAAGCCCGGCGCGCTCCACCACCGCGGCGGCGATGGCATCGGCGGCCTGTTGCTCCGGCGTCATGCGCGCGCCTCCATTTCCTTGTCGATGATCGCCCGCGCATAGGCCAGCTGCGCAAGGTCGGCCGCCGGGTGCACGTAGACGGAAACGTTGGCCGTGCCGCGGATTACCCCGCCGAAGAACGGCACGGCGTGCGGCGGCTTGGCAATGGGCTGCTCGGGCTGCGGCGTGACGGCCGGGCGCGCGGCAGTGTGGCGGCGGGGGTCCAGGAGCGACATCACGCCGCAGCCCCCGCCCGCTTGGACCCGCGCGCCTCTGCCTGCAGGCGGAACACCTCCCGCAGCGGCAGGGCGCAATGTGTCGCCACGATGCTGGGCTCGCTGCCTCGCCCGAGCATCTCCCGCGCCTTCGCCTCCTTCTTCGCGACCGCAGCGTCGGCCGCGGCGGCGTCCGGCTGGGCGCTGGTGGTGATGGGCGGCGCAGACTTCGAGGGCTTCGTCAGCGGGATGGCGCGGCCGGGCTGTTCTCCCCGCGCCCATGCCGGCGCGGCGAAGATCAGCGCGCCTTCCTCGATACGGTTCTCCGCCGGCTCGGCCCTGCGGCGCTCGGCGGGCAGCCCGGGGAAGTGGAACGTGGCCCCCAGGCAGGAATTTGCGCCGGAGCCGTGCAGCGCATAGCCCGCGCCGGGCTCATCCGTCAGCGACAGCCGGACAAGCCCGGCGGCCATGTTGCGCTGCACACGGACCCGCTGCTTCGGCTTCCAGCCGAGCGTGTCGCGCATCTCGCGGCCGATCGTGACCGCCATCATCGGCCGGCCGGCATCCGGCACGCGCAGGGCGACGGTCACGCCCGGCGACTGCTTGATGCGGACGCCGCGCTGCGGAACGATGTCTTCCCACTCCATGGTCAGGCTCCCTCGCCCAGCGCCGCGACGAACACAGCCTCGATGTCATGGACCGCTTCCTCGTAGCCGCGGCCGGCGAGCGCATCCCAAGCCTCGCGGTTGGCGTCCGCGATCTGGCGGATCGCCTTCTTCTTCGCCGCGTCGTCCAGCGTCTGCAGCCCCTGGATGTGTGCCACGCGGCGCTGAATTTCCTCGGCCCATGCGTCGGGGTCGCCCATGTCAGTGCAGGCGCCGCGGCGGTCGCAGATCGGCCAGGCCATGCCGTCCCAGGGCTTGGCGGCTGGCGGCGCCATGTCGGCCGCGGCGTCGATCTGGGGGCCGCGCGCGGGCGGCAGCGGCGAGGCTGTGGGCGCCTCATCGAACTCCTCTGGGGTGTAGACGCCGAGCATGACTTCCGGGGCGTAGCGCCGCGCCCAGACCCGCGCGCCGTGGTAGGCCAGCATCTGGTCGGGGCTCTTGATCCAGTGCTGATTGGAGGTCTTCGCGTCGGCCAGCCGCACGTCGACGCTGACCGGCTCTGTTTCGCCGCGCAGCGTCGCGCTCACCGTCACGGCGCGGTCGGCGCCCTGCCCGGAATACGCGTAGTGCAACCTCCCCTGAATGGTCCCGCTGGACTGGATGGCGGCGGCCACCAGCTTGCCCGAAAACATCGGCTTCCCTTGCGGGAACGACATCTCGGTCGCCACAGCGTAGGGGCTCATGTTCCAGCGCATGGCCTGCTCGACCACGAACAGGCAGGAGCCCGGCGTCTGTAGCTCCTTCGGGAAGAAACCGGCCTTGGCCATCATGGCCGCGATCTCCATCGCGTCGCGCATGTTGGTGGGCAGCAGCGCCAGGGCGCCGTTGGCGCGCTGCGCGGGGGTGGTGAGGGCGTTCATGCCGCAACTTCCTTCCTGCTTTTCGTGATCCGCAGCGCCGTCCCGCCGTTGGACAGTGCCGCGCCTGGGATGACGCGCTTCCCCCGAAGGGCGTCGCGTAG